CAACCAAATGGATAAAACTTTACTAGATCTTGGAACTCAACCACTGGTGAACAACTTGTTTGAAACCAAACAAGAATCCTTGGATGCTACTCAGTATCCTATGAGTTCTGTCATTGATAAGAATCTCAAGATTCAACTTGATACTGCAATTCCATCAGAGGAATTGTATATGAAATACCTCTATCACTCTGCAGTAAATAAACCTTATGTTTACCACTGTCAGAAGATGTGGCATAGTATCAAGCATCTGAAGCACGACACTATCATTGACGTTGGTGGTAATGATGGTACGCTACTGAAAGCGTTTCGGTCACAATCAACTGAC